GGCGGTAAAATCAACGGACTGCACCGTGCCAAAGTAGACACCGGTAGATGACTGCAGTGTGTCACCCGGGCGAATGCCGTTGAGCACGTCGCCAGTAGTAAAAAGGGTGCTCGCGTCAAATGGAACCGCGGTGGCCGCTTTCGCACTTGGCGGGTTCGCCCCACCACCCGCCGGTGCAAGCGTTGCCACCGCAACCGTGCCAACGATGACAGTGGCCGCCCGGTTCGAGAAGGCGCGACGACCCGTCTTTTGAACGTGCTCGAAGCCGAGGCGCTGCTCATCTGACGTCATCAGCTCGTTGCGGAGCTGCAGCTGCTCACCGGTGAGCGTCTCGATGTCGTTCGAACCCACCGAGAACGTCACCTTCTCGATCATCGCAAACCCGAGCTCGTCGACCCACTGTGCATACGCACGCTGACCGGCCGCAAGACCCGACCCAATACCATCCGCATCCGGTGGCTTGATGTCCACACAGAGATCCACGGGACCGAGCAGATCCGCGGCCTTCGGGATCACGTACTGCACCGTCGAGCCCAGCTGAGCCGAGTTCTGCGAGGCCACGTCACGGTACTCGACCTGGAAGTTGGACGTACGCACGTACCCAACATTAGTAAAGTACGAGCGGGTGTTATCGTACAAGAGTGCGTCCTGAGGGCCCTGGTTCAATTGCAGCTGTGGCATGACTAACTACACACAAGAAAATCTACACGACGGCGTGTGCAACCAACCGCACCCCTGGCGACTCACGCGCTTCTCGTACATAGTCATTCTTCGTCACTTCATACGGAGTTCGCAGGCTCAGGTTCCTCGGTGGCACTGTTAGGCCCGCTCCCGCGCTCTGGTCCTTCAGCAGGGTGTTCAGCGGCCTGTCCACGTGTGTCTGGTGGCAGTACTTCTCGTTGCACTCCTCTACGTACTTTAGGACGCTCGGCTTTCTCATTTGCAGTATCGCGTACGCCGCCGCCCCCATCAGCGCTAGACTCGGCAGGCTGATCCACGACCCGCTCTGGAGCTGAAGCACTGCTGTTTGCACCGGTGTCCGCAGGTATGCGTTCCCTATTCCGTCTGTCGGCATTTGCTCTGTGCTTGGAAAGTTGTTCCCAGAGTTCCTTAAGTTCAGCAGTTTCCGTCTTAAGTTGTGTAAACTGCAACTGCATCTGCTCGTACTGCGACTTGTACGCCTGGTTTTGGTGTTGCAGATTCGCGTAATGGGTCTTTTCCTCCTGACGAAATTGTAAGGCCTTTGCAAACGATTCGTCGTTTCGTTTTGGCAGGGCGCTTCTGGGTTCACCGTAAGTACGATGCAAGGACTCTATGTAGCCATTTTGGTGTGGTGTACGTGTCTTGAAGAAGGGGTCTCCGCGCTGCATTTACTACATTCAAGAAAAAGCGGGGAGGACGCGCAACGCGGGTGCTTTCGCAGCCTCCTGCCTATCTTGCTGCTTTTGCTCTAGTTTTGAATCGGCGAGCGTCTCAGTTGCGTTAAATGTGACGTCCCTTGCCTCCGCTTCGTTCTCCCGGCTGCGTTCCTCCCATTGCGCGGCCATGTCGTCTAGGCTTTTGACCTCGTTGCGAAGTACATCCTTAAGTTGCCGCATCTCAAGGAGTGCCGCGTCGTCCGCCTCCGTTGCAAGCGGGATCGGGTATTCTCCCACTTTTTGCACAGCCGCGTTACTTGCGTTACGATCACTTGCGAGCACTCCTGGCTGGTGGTCTGGTGGGTCGGAATCGTAGGCGTACATGCGCTGAGGCTGGTTTGTACCAAAGTCAGAACGGCTGCCCTCACCCGGATGCTCGAAGTTAGCCGGAAGTGCAACTGCGTCGGTCAGCGGTCTGCCCTTCACCCAGTGCTTAAAGTATTGCCAGGAGCTTTCAAGATCGTGTGGCCCGTGCTCCGCCAACAGTTGCATCTTGATGTCGTCCTCGGTTGCTCTGTCCACCTGCCCGCGTAGGTAGTTTCGCACACCGGGCAATCCAGTCAACGCGGCACGGCCCCACGGTGTATGCTTCCACCCCGCACGGGCCTGGCCGACTTTTGAGTTGCCCTCTCCGTCATCCTGTGTGCGGTATACCCACCGACGCACCGGTCTCCCCTCAGCATTTAAGTACTCCTGATTAGCTTCGGGGTCGTTGCAATCGTGGCGCCCCTCCAACCACTGCTCAAATTCGGCTTTTAGGCACTGATCGGCTTCTCCTATGTAATCTTTTGTGACGTGGTCAAGATAGACGCCCTTTTGCTGTTCGTCAAGACCCCGGGTGTTGTATTTGTGCCGTTCGGACGTCAGCGCTCTCTTCAAGTACTCGGCCTCGTACTGTGGCCACGCGTGTGAGGTTTTTGACTCTTGCACACCTCCAATGCCTCCACCGCCCGTAGTACCCGAGGCAGTTGCATCAATTGGTAACTCTGCACGCCAGCCCCAAGTCATAACTACAGTAATTTTAGATTAAACGTCGCCCAGAGTCTTCATGCAACGGTGATCGCTACTCGCTGCTAAGTATCTCCCCCTCGCCCTGCAGAAACAGTGCAACTCCTCGTGAATCAGTGTGCCCACAATCTCGGCAAAACTCATTGGCGTTGATTGGCTTATCCAGATTTGGACGCCGTCCGTTTCGCCAAAGTACGGACCAGAGTCGTACAGTCTTGCTTTGCGTATACGAGATTGACTGCTTGATAACGGACAAAACTTCACCGACTGGCGCTTGCAACGGTGGTGGTTTGCGGCGTGATTGCGGAATACCCTCATGTACTCAGGCCTCTTCATAGCAAAAAGACAGGTGGCCTTATGAATGGCTTGATTCAGTCGTTGCGGCGTGACAAAATTTTGCCCGTCGGTAGCCCTGTACTCCGGAAAGGATTTGTTCAGTGTGATTTGATAGCGAGTGTGCATCAGTTGAGTATCAGATTTTTCTCAGCACACTATCAGTTATGACAAGTTTAGTGCAGGGCACACCAGCTTGGTTTAGCGCACGCAAAGGCAAACTAACGGCATCCAACTTTGGAGCGGCCGCCGGTGTGAATCCCTACTGCTCACGAAAAAAACAACTTCGCCTGGCACTCGGCGAGGAGCGCTGGAAGGGTGATGTGGCCGCCTGCACCTGGGGTACCAAAAATGAAAAGAATGCAATTAAGGATTACATGATCCGCACGGGCAATGTGGTTGTGTCCAAAGGCCTGTTTACGCATCCGGACTATGACTGGTTGGGTGGGTCACCAGACGGACTGGTCGGCGATCGCGGTATCATTGAGGTTAAATGCCCTTTCATTGTGAAAAAACCCCACGCTACCATCCCTCCATACTACTACTGCCAGGTCAACGGCTTGATGGAGATTATGGACAAGGACTGGTGTGATTTTATCAGCTGGACACCCACAGAAATGAAGATTTACCGGGTTTACCGCGACCCTGCACTGTTTCAACACCTGCTGGAGAAGTACACCACATCTTATTCGTACATGAAACGGGGATGCGCGCAGATTCCTAACATGGGCAGCAAAGAGAAGAACGAAACTCTAGAGGCAATTGCAGAGTCCGACAAAAACACTGGGTATACCTTTTACAAGCATTTGGAACCTGGTATGCTGAGCGGTCAATGGAACAGTCCGCCGCCGGCAAGTCCAGAATCAGACGAGGATGAACTAAGCATGTCTAAATACTTTCCTTCTTCTAAGCGGCCTATTAGCGATGTCACAAGCGATGTTCGGCAACTGTGTGGACCCACGGAACCCCAGACCACTGATGATACCCCCGGACACCTTGAGTTACACTGACCCCACAAGCTCTTACGATGGCTGTAAACCGTCCGCGTTGGAAGGGCGTAAAAGGGTAAAGGGGGGGTACGGTACGGGGGTGCCGACAGTCACTCACGAAGGAGCCCGGGATAACACGGCTGGTGTCGCATCAAGCTGTCTGCGGCCCAAGAGAAAGTACATGACGGAACATGGTCCCATTGCACTTCCGTTCGGACCGGGTGTTGACGTGTCATACATGCCGACCGTTACAACACTGAAAGGGGCCCCGTATGCGGACTCTCGTCTCACTGGAATTTCTGATCGGTACTACAGGTAGGCATGAAGCATTTTTACCCCTGCAACAACATTGATGTCGAGCAGCTGCAATTTGCTCTTGGTGTTGATCGTAACGGCAAACCACTCGTGTCTATGACCTACGGACCACAGCGAGGTGAACTTGCGATGGTGTCGACCCCAGCAGTGACCATGTGGCCCAGGTGCTCGGGCGACGGCAACTTTGGCACAATGTGGGGACCGACCGATCCGATGAAGGCCAAGTACACGATTGATCTGAACGACATGCCGATCCAAGACATCGAAAACGTGCACTTCAGAGAATTCATGGCCATTATGGAGCGGGTCGACGACAAACTGCTTGATTTTGTCACCGAAAACCAGCTGAAGATCCTCGGGCGCAAGAACCTGAACAGAGAGGAGGTCAAAATGCTGCAGATTCGTTCGGTCCGCCCGAAGTACGACAAGATTACCGGTGCGCTCAACGGCCACAGTATTAACCTGTCGACGGCGAAGTACAAATGGGACGGCGTCGGAGGCAAGTACGCCACACAGATTACAGTATGCGACGTCGACGGCAAGGCGGTCAAAAACGGGGTCGTTGCCGCGGGGGATGTGGTCGCAGTGACGATGTACTCGAACCAGGTGTACAACGGCGTCGGGGGCGACAAGTTTGGCATTCACTGGGCATTTCAGGAAGTCCAGGTCGTCTGTCAGCGAACGCACCTCGAGAGCAAGTCGGAGGTGAGTGCATTCCACGGTGGTGATTATGCATTTGGACGAGCATACGTAACTTCTGAGCTACCTACAAACAATGCGCAATTCGATGAAGAAACCCCTTTCAAATGTGACAGTGTCTAACCCTGACCCGTCCTTAGGTGACAACCGGCCAAAGAAACAATACGGCAAACACGCTACGATGCCTGTGCTAGCAAGTGATTGTTACGCAGAGATCAATTTGCCGGATTTACCCGAATGGGATCCTATGGACATGGGCACAAAGGATGAACATGGAAGGGGCTTGCGACTGGACGCGACCGTGGTGTGCATAGGCAAACGTAGAACGGGGAAGAGTTGGGCGTTACGTAATTTAATGTATTTACTCAAAGACAAGATTCCGGCCGGGATCGTAATCTCACAGACCGACGAACTTAACAAATTTTGGCGTCAGTACATCCCTGCTAAGTTCATCTACAACAGATACGAGCCGGAAATCCTCGACGCTGTTTTTAAACGACAGAAGGCCATCTTAAACGACAAGAATTTGACTAAGGATGAGAAAGAGCAGAAAGCTCCATTTTTTATACTGCTCGACGACGTGATTTCGGATCAGCGCCTTAAGTACGACGAAAATTTGATGGAGCTCTACGTCTCGGGACGTCATTACAAACTTTTTGTGCTGTTAACGACACAGTATGCAAAGGCGGTCACACCCGTCATCCGCGGTAACACAGACTTTGTGCTAATTTTCAAGACGATTCAAGGTCGACAGCGCGAGGCGTTGTGGGAAGACTTTGGCGACTTTCTTACGAAGGACGCGTTCAATCGCATGGTGGACGCCTACACAGAAGACAATGAAATTATGGTTGTAAATACGTGTCCAGAGCACCACGTAGACCCGCTCGAGATGATGTCATGGTGGAAAGCGCAAGACCCGGGTGCGTTCAAAATGGGCTCGAAAGAGTACTGGGAGGCGGCGATGAACACCGATGCCCCGGTACCACCCAAAGAAGGTCCGGAGAGCGCGCAGCAACTGATGAGTGTAAAGGACGTGTTTCCAAAGCCGTGGGATCAGATGATTAAGTAAATTTCTCATTACCGAGCAGCATGACCTCCAAAGCTATCCAAGTGTCGGTCACCCAAGTTGCCGCCGGGGTCGTTTTAGGAGCTGCAATTGAAGCCGTCTTACCGAAACGCAGCGAGGGCGCTTCGGTGCCGAATCAGGTTTTTGAGACACTAGTTCAGGTTGGCTTAAACGGCGCGGCTTTGGCGGTTTTCTCCGGTCTAATTCGCGGAGAAGGCGCAGATCCGACATACGGGATACCTTTTGTTCAGGCTCTGAACGCTTCTCAACCGGAGCTGCGGAGGCGACTTGAAGCTCTATCCGCTCTAGTAGCTTCGCAGGTTCGCAGAGCTTCACTGCAAATGGCGGCACAATCTGGAGTGGCGTGAACTCCCAACCAAGTGCATCCGTCATCTCCATCCACATGTCATCAAGCGTCTTCAACTTTTGCTTTGACTTGATCAACGGAAAGAACATCGAGAACTGCGAACAGCCCAACTTTTGGAAAAGGCGGCAGAACACATAGTTGTAATTCAAAAAGTTTTTGCGCTCCCCTCCGCGTGCCGAGGTGAAAGGTCTCTGTAGATCTGTAAACATGCTATCGAGCTGTGCAAAGAGTTGACCACCGGGCTTTGGCGGCTCGATGCCAGTGATGCGCTGAATGATCTGCAGCCACTTTTCAATGTACAGTTGCATTGACAGGCCACCCTCGCGCTTCATAGATCGGAGTACTTGGCGGATGACATCTTTGTTGATAACGGTGTAGCTGCCGTCACAGATGCGTCTAGCAATCTGCAGAAGCTCATCATCAGGGATTCGGCTTTCATGCATACAGAGCTGAGACACACGCTCGTGCCAGTGATGAATGCGCTTGTAGTTCGAATTGCTGCGACGAGCAGGATAGAAGTGGTCATCAGTAAACCCAACATTGCCTTGTACCACGCCGCAGACGCCACAGCAGCTATAGTACTGCACGGCTTGATCGTTGTTGGCTTGACGGCTTGCGTGAACAGCGAGGTCAGCGCCACACCCAACACAACGCTCGCCTGCAGGTACATCCGTGCGCTCAGCAAGAAGGGAAGCCAGATCAGCAAAAGCAGCATCAACAGCATCCTGGTCGTCGAACATCTCATGCGCTTGCTTTCTGAAAAGCCCAGAAAAATCTGATTACTGTCATTATGGGCAGTACATGCACCAAATCAGTAATTGACGTGATACCAGATCGCGATACGATGATCGACGTGGTGGAGACCATTGTGGCGTTTGAAGACGCTCTGAAAAAGGGGAATAAGTTAAGTAAACAGGAGACGCGTGAAATGGCACGTGTGCAGTCAGTCAGCAAAGAGATGAAAAGGCTGGTAAGGGTGCAAAAGGAGTAATTTCCAAGGTGGGAGTATTATGAGCTGTCGCGAGCGTGTGATAGACGTGTTTGTCACACAGAATGAATACGATAAAGACGACGAGTTTGTTGGGCCAGTCTGGTCTATTGAGTGCGTAGGCACCACTAAGTCGCGCGTTGTGAACAAATCGACGCCATGGATCATGTTTGCCAGTAGTGAAGTGACCACCGAATTGAAGAAAGGTGACATTGTACGCATCGGCGATCTCAACTCTGCTGGACACACTGACTATGCAACCGTTTTAGAGGTGCGGTCACACACAGAACTCGTAAACTTTGTGCACACTGGGGCGACAGCAGCAGCGAAGTGGTTTGTGGACATGGTGTATCATGGGAGCGACCCAAACCTCACCCTTTTTGCGCCCACCAGTCTTGGTGTAGGCACCGCACCGACCGTCTATGGTGGAATGTCAGAAGGCACTGTGCAAGTAGAAGGCGTCAACGTAAGCGCCGTGGTAGCGGTCACTCACTCTGTCTACCGCCTTAACATAGACATCAATGCTACCAAAATACCGACCCCAGAAGAATACAAATCACAAACCGAGGACACGCAAAAGGAACGCAGCTTTGCAAACCGTCATTCATTAACGATACCAGGAGTGACGGGTTCAGATCTTAAAAAGATGTACTTCCCGCTGTACAGGTTAAATGGACCAAGTGCGCACATCAATGCCACCCTTGATCACGGCGTCAAAGCGTTACATTGGATTAAGCTCATTGGCTACTCGATGTTTAACAAACGGCAAGTTGGGTTTGCACATCAACATGAAATGATTGAAGACGATTGGGTAGCAATGTCAATTGAGCAGATTCAAGGCAACGTAATTAGCAATAATCGACACGCGAATGGGAGCTTTGCAGTGCTTCATGTAGGATCTTCTGACGATTCAAAGCTGGGCGCAACTGAATTTTACCAGCACGATCCACAGGGCATCTACACACACTACTTTGACAATCACCAGTCCACAATCCGTAATCTCAACTTCAAGTTTTTAGATCGGAAGGGCAACCCCGCACACTTTGGCAGAATCCACCTTTGGTTTAAGATGTGCGTCGCCCACGGGTAATCTTTCTGATTCTCTGGCTAAGAATGGCTCCCGCAGGATCCGGTATGGCTGAAACGCAAGGTCAGAGTGCGATGGGACTGTACAATGGGAACGCCGGCGGTCAGCAGCTGCTCGGTATGGACACCGCGGAATCACTGGCAAACTACGAGATGGGCCTGCGACAGAAGATGACTCCGCCGACGGCTGGCGCTGACATGACGCGTCCTGCCGGTGCACCGGAATGGTACAACTACTCTGGAATGCAGCCTGCCAAGTTTGCGGTGCCGAACGCGATGAAGGAGCGCATGGTGGCTCGGGCGGCAGTGCGTGATGCGGCGTCAGACGTGGGTTCGTCCTCTGTGCCGCGTCCGGACCCGATCACCGACATGGAGGTCGACTACGTGCAGGCTATGCAGAAGCAGGCCGAGCTGGCGGACTTTGACCGGTACATTAACACACTCGTGGACGTCCGCAAGCCC